CATGTATAATGCAACAAGTTACACGCTGACGTTTACTTGTGGCAGTGGTGCAAATGTTGCAATTCTTGCAGGGCAAACAAAAGTGATTGCAACGGATGGCCTCGGCGGTGGCGGTGTTGTTCATGATTTGCTGACAGCTGTTTCTACAGCTGGAGACTTAAATGTTGCTGGAGACATAATAACTGCAAGCACTCTTCAAGCTACAGGGGACACAGCCGCCGGAGACGATGCTGCCATAGGTTACACTTCTGTGGAAGGGTTAGTTCTTACGGGCCAAGGCTCAACTAACGATGTAACAATTAAGAATGATGCGGATGCTGACGTTCTAGAAATTCCTACGGGAACTACTAATGTAACAGTTGTTGGTGATTTTACGGCTAGTGGAAACATTGCTACCAACGATAGTCAGGCACAGTTCTCTAAAGGTGCTGATGTCGCATCTGCTACTGCTTTAGCGGTTCAAAAAGACGGTAACTACTTTGACGTAACCGGCACTACAACTATTACCAGCATTAACACCACTGGTGGGGCTGGTACGGTTATCAAGCTTCACTTTGACGGTGCTTGCCAACTCACACATAGTAGCACCAACCTCATTCTTGCTGGAGCACAAAACTTTACAACAGAAGCTGGAGATGAGCTTGAGTTTGTAGAGTATGGAAGTGGCACATATAGACAAACAGGTTGGTGTTTGGCGGGTACTAAACCGGGCGGTGGAGGCGGCGGTGCTTTCTTAGGAGAAGGTGCTTCAGGAGCCTCTGTTGGAAATAGCGGTGATATTATAAGAGTAAACGAAGCGATATTAAACACAAGCCAAACGATGGTTGCTACCGACAATGGTAGCTGCACAGGCCCGTTTTCAATAGCCTCTGGTGTGACACTAACTCTCTCCTCTGGCGCAACCTTTGTGGTGATATGACATGAGTATATTAAAAGTTGATACAATAAATGAAACGGCTAACAACGGTGACATTGCCGTTATTCCAACAGGATCCGGCAAGCTGGTTCTTGATGGTCTGACTTGGCCTCATGCAGACGGCAGCGCAGGTCAAATCATAAAGAGTAACGGCTCTGGGGTGCTGTCCTTTATTGATGCTCCTTCCGCTGGGTTTACACAAACCGCAGAAGTTGCCACTACAACAGGAAACTCAGTTTCGATAACAGGCATTGCCAGCGGTGCAAAATTGGTCATCGTTATGCTAAACAATGTTAGTTCTGCATCAGGTGGTGATTTTAAGTTGAGGATTGGCGATGCAGGTGGCATTGAGACTAGCGGCTATGACACAAAAGGGCTGGATATTCAAAGCAGCACGGCTACGCACACTGACGCTACTGATGGTTGGCTGATAGAAGAACAAGTTGGCGGCGCGTGTTCGTTCACAGGTCAGATTTTTCTTACACTCCAAGACGCCTCGAATCATCATTGGGTTGGAACTGGTAATTTTCAAAATGGAATATCATATGGCTTTACTGGCGGTGACAAAGCTCTGAGCGCGGAATTAACTCAATTAGCTTTAATTAGTGCTTCAACTTTTGACGCTGGCACAGTCAACGTCTTGTTTCAATAGGAGATAGAAATTGTCCACAATTATAACAGATGCAGTCACGGCTTTAAGTGGCAACTTAGCTCTCCTTCCTGAAGGTAGTGGAGTTGTAACTATTGACGGCTTGACCCATCCAGCGGCTGACGGCAGTGCAAATCAACTGATGAAAACGAACGGCTCTGGAGTGCTGTCGTTCGTTGATGCTCCTTCCGCTGGGTTTACACAGTCAGCTTCACAGGCAACGACTAGTGGCACAAGTGTAACTTTTGGAAGCATCCCATCAGGCACAAAAATGATTGTCGTAAATTATTTTGACGTAAGTTCTGATGCCGGAGCGTCAGACGATGGACTTGAATTGACGATAGGTGATGCTGGTGGCATAGAGACTTCTGGCTATATATCTATGAGAGCGCAATTAAGATCGTCAGCTAATGTTATATTTGATGATACGACCCTCTGGGAACTAGGAAACCATTTAGACGCCTCATCAAAATGGCGAGGTTCAGCAATATTGACTCTGCAAGACGCTTCTGCGTTTCGTTGGATTTGCCAGTGGCAGACAATGGACACAGCCAATGCAGCGACTGTTGATGTCGGTTGTGGATCAAAGGCTCTATCTGCCGAACTTACCCAACTTAAAGTAGAGACAGGAACATTTGATTCTGGCTCTATAAGCATACTTTTTCAATAGGAGACAGCCATGAGTACAGTCATATCAAATGCAGTTACGGCTCTCAGTGGCAACTTAGCTCTAGCTCCTGAAGGCAGTGGTGTAGTCACTATAGACGGACTGACTCATCCAGCGGCTGACGGCAGTGCAGGTCAGCTTATGAAAACAAATGGAAGCGGAGTTCTCAGCTTTGTTGATGCTCCTTCTAGTGGGTTTACTCAACCAGCTACACAAGCGGCAACATCAGGTGCATCTAAAGTATTTAGCTCCATTCCATCTGGAACTAAAATGATTGTTATAAGTTATTTTGATATATCTAGTAATCAGGGAAACTCTACTGGAGCATTAAGGCTGGTTCTGGGCGATGGCGGCGGCCTTGAGACTTCGGGGTATATCTCTATGAGAGCGCAATTAAGATCGACAGCTAATGTTATATTTGATGATACGTCTAATTTTGAGTTGTCAGATCATTTAGACGTAACAAGTTCATTTCGTGGATCATGTATTTGTACACTGCAAGATGCGGCAACTTTTCGTTGGATAGCACAATGGCAGACAATGGATACAAATAACGCAGCAACTGTGAATGTTGGTTGTGGATCAAAGGCTTTGTCAGCGGAACTAACACAAGTAGCTCTACAAATTAGCGATGCGTTTGACGTTAGTACTGGTTCCATTTCGATTATGTTTCAATAGGAGATTAAGATGAGATTAATTAAATGAGTTTAACAAAAATTCCAATTGGATTAATGGCTGATGGAACTGATGGAAATATAATCAGTTTTGATACTTCAGGCAATCCTGTAGCAGTGGCCACTGGAAATGATGGCCAACTCTTTACTTCTGGTGGTGCTGGTGCTGCACCTAGTTTTACAACAGTTACATCAGGGTTTACACAAGCGGCCAGTCAGGCAACAACGAGTGGCACAAGTGTAACTTTTGGAAGTATTCCATCAGGAACAAAGCTGATTGTCGTAAATTATTTTGACGTAAGTTCTGATGCAGGCGAGTCAGACGATGGACTTGAATTGACGATAGGAGATGGTGGCGGCATAGAAACCTCAGGCTATATATCTATGAGAGCGCAATTAAGATCGTCAGCTAATGTTATATTTGATGATACGGCTTTCTGGGAACTAGGAAACCATTTAGACGCTTCAACAAAATGGCGAGGATCGGCAATATTGTCGCTTCAAGATGCAGCATCTTTTCGTTGGATTTGTCAGTGGCAAACAATGGATACAGCTAACGCAGCAACTGTTGATGTTGGTTGTGGATCAAAAGCTTTATCTGCCGAACTTACACAGCTTAAGGTGGAAACAGGAACATTTGATAGCGGTTCCATTTCGATTATGTTTCAATAGGAGATTAAAATGAAAGAATTTACAGCCGTAGTCTCCCACAACGGTGGGGCTATTACAAAATACCAAGACTTCGATAATAAATCTGACGCTGATGCTCATGTCGTTACTTATGGCGGCAAGGTAGTTCAAGACTTAGATAATCAATTGGCTTACTGGGACGTAAGCGGTGACACTGCATCTAAGGACACCGACCAACTAGCAAAAGATATTCTAGCGGATAAGTGGGCAGCAATTAGAACACAACGTGATGTGTTAATAGCTCAGTCAGATTGGATGGCTATGCCAGACAGTCCTGCTATCTCAGATGCTTGGGCTGCATATCGTACTGCACTAAGAAATTTACCAGCTAGTAAGTCTGACCCTGATGACATCGTTTGGCCTACTGCACCGTAAAGGATTAACAAATGTCTGCATTAAAAACTGACACAATAACAACGATAACAGCCAATACAAATCTCACCCTGAATGGTACAGGCACAGGTGGGATTAGAATCGGTACAGGCTTTGGTGCGTTTCAACAGACTGTTTATGACCTTGGAACAAATGCTAGTGGAACCGAAACTCTATCGGCTGTGAACGGAAACATACAATCAGGAATTAATGGTGGCGCACATACTCTCGCACCTCAAGCGCAACTAAGTACTATTGTAGTTCAGTATACAAATAATGGATCGGCTGGAACGCTGACAACGAGTGGATTTACGATTGTGACTGGCGATGATTTAACGACAACGAACGGACATGACTTCTTTTTGTTTAGCTGTGTAGTTGGCTCATTTAAACATCTTAATGTGGTGGCTCTCCAATGAGTTTAATGCCAATTTACTCACCATTATCTCCGGCTGGCCCCGGAACTGTGACTTATGTTTCAGAAGCTGGAGTGGCGGGTTCTGCGTCACAGACAGAATTTACTTTTTCTAATGCGAACATTGGAGTTGCGGCGGGTGATAGGCTTGTAGTTGCAATTGTTGGCACAAAAAGCCAAGGCTCAGCGGGGGTCGTTTCATCGGTTACAATAGGGGGAGTTAGTGCAGCCAAAGCCGCTGAAATAGCTGGAACAAATCCAGAAGACAGATTATCTATGTGGTATTTAGCAGTGTCTTCTGGAACGGCGGCAAATGTTGTTGTTACATCACCCGTCAACGCATACGCCTGCGCTCTTGTAATATACAATATTAATGGAAATATAAATCCCACACCATCAGCGTTTACTGTTGATAACGGTGCATCTCCTAACGTGTTGACTGTTAGTATTCCAGCGGTGGGAGTTGCTATTGCTGCTGGTTCAAATAGAGGCGGTCAGGGGACAGCATCGTATGCAAACATAACTGAAAGAAATGAATTTTCCTCGATTACTAGTGATGGCGATTTTGGGATAACATCTTCTGCTTCTGATGCGTATGAAAATGCACAAACTAACCTTGCAATTACATTTAGTTATTCCGCCGGGTCTTCACCAACAGGTTCTGGTTTAGTTGTTGCTTGGGGGCCACCCTCATAAATGAATTTTCTTTACAGCAAATAATACAAAAGAGGTAAGACATGGACTTTCTATTTAAAAAGGCCGATAGCTCTGCAACAAGTTTAGGCGGCACAGTTGGTAAAGTTAAACTGCCAGAGCAGACAGGTGGCGATGTAGTCTTTACAGGTGACCAACGCCCTGTGGACTTAGGCAAGTATGTCCTCGTCAAAGCCATTGAGGTGACCGAAGAGGTAACGTCTACTAAGAAACGTGGGCCAACAACTACCGCGATAGACGGCGACAAGCAGACAGTAACGCTAACTTATACCGCCGTTGATCTTACCACTGCTGAAAAGGCACACATAGAAATCAACAGGCTTGAGGCTTTGGAGACACCAACTAAATTAGCTGAAGCGGTGCTTACTGACGATGGCAAAACTTGGTTGCAAAACAATCGTAACTTAATTCAGACTGAGATTGACAAGTTGTAGGTGATGTATGGACCCAATAACAATTGGCCTTGCCATTGCAGGAGCAAAGAAATTACTGGAGACCGCCACTGACATAAAAGATATCGCCGGTTCAATAGAGCAACTCTTTAGCCACACAGAAAAAGCTGAAAAGGCCGCGAAGAAAGATGAAAGCGACACAAGTATAAAGTCAGTTGTCGCTGACGTTATTGAAGAGCGCAACAATAAAACGAGAATACGAAATTTAGAAATAGATATTGATAATCGATTCGGCTTTGGTTCTTGGGCTGCAATTAAAGAAGAACGTGAACGCCGTTTGGCAGTTGCTGAAGAGAACAAACTAAAAGCCGCGAAGAAACTAAAAGAAAAACAACAGGCAGACAAAGAATTTTGGGATCGAGTTACGTATTGGCTAGGAGAGTTTGGAAAGTTATTAGCTATTATCGCTTTATCAGGGGGAGCAGGGTACGTAATTTGGATTAACCGTTGTGTTAACGGAGCTTGTTAGATGTTTTTTACGGTGGGCGTCTATAATAAATTTGTAAGAAATGCTCTTCGATCTGGTGAAGATTTTACTGGCCCTATAAATTTAGCATTTGAAGAAGTTCAATATTTTGAAATGGAAGCTGGCTCTCTGTTAGATGTAGAAAAAGCAGTAGAACGAAACTATCCATCTAGAGCTGGGTACGTGATTGATTTTATAAAAACGATTAAATCGGAATAATTTATGGACGGTTCTATTGATATTAAATTGTTGTTGTCTCTAGGAGCGGTGTTAGTTTCTATTGTCAGCGCATCTGTAATTGTTAAGCAAAAACTGGCTAACGTCATTGAACAATTAGACAATTTACAAAAGGACTATGAGAACAGGCTAAGGTCATTGGACCAGCGCAGTGACAAGCACGAAAATGGAATTGATCTTAACAGTCAAAAAACCGATGTCTTGTCAGGTATTTTGTCGCCAGCTAAATTAGAGAAACAACACAGAGAAATGGAACGGATCTTAATTTCAAGCGAGATAAACGCAGAACGTATTAGAAAATTAGAGGGCCTTCATAATGGTTCTCACCGGGTAATAAAGGATACTTAAATGGGCAAAGGCGTTAAGCATTATTTTAAAAGCGGCAAAGAACACACAGGGTCTACGCATAAAATGCCTGGCGGTCAAATGCACTCGAACAAGACACACACCAAAACTAGCAGGCCGATTGTGCATTTTAGTAAGTTGTCGAAGGCAGCAAAGAAAGTGGCGAAAAGCTAATGGCAACCCCTACAAAAGGCAAGGCTAAAATTAAAATAACATCAAGTGGTAAGCGCGTAAGTTACGGCCAGGCGGGAAAAGCTTCTGGTGGGGGCCCCCGTGTCCGACCTGGCACTGGTAAGGGAAATGCCTACTGCGCTAGATCTTCTGGTCAGATGACAAAGCACGCCGCCGCTGCGAAAGACCCTAACTCACCTTTGCGCCTATCACGAAAAAGGTGGAAATGCTCTGGTAAAACTTCAAGGAAATAGCAAATGGCAAAACGTGGTCTATACGCTAACATTCACGCTAAGCGAGCACGGATTAAAGCAGGAAGCGGAGAGAAAATGAAAAACAAAAGTGCCGCGGGTGCGCCTAGTGCATCGTCTTTTAAAAAAGCAAAACTCACAGTTAAAAAAAGGAAATGAAATGAAAAAGAGTCCAGCAACATACGGCAAGACTAAAGTTAAATCCCCAATGAAAAAGAAACCTGTCGCGCGCGCAATTAAAGTTCGGCCTCGTTCTAAGTCTAAAGGTTACTAGAAAATGCTCAGTATCTTAGGTTCGGTCTTAGGCTTTGGTACTTCGTTCTTACCAAAGGTTCTTGGTTTCTTTGAAGAGAAAAGAGATCAAGCACATGAGTTGCAGATGATGGACAAGCAA